CAGGGCTGTACCGCTTCACTTGCCGTCCCTCCGCTTCGGAACCACGCTATCGAACTGCTTCCGCTTACCCACCACAACGTGGCCACGGACGGTATTGTCGTTGTAGACGTTAGCGCCCACGCTCCGTAATTCTCTCGTCGAGTCCATTCCCATACGTACCAAAAAAGCGGCATCCTCAAGCGTCTCTGCGATAAGCTCCATAGTTAAAACTCCTCAATGGGTTCAGTAGGATAGTCCTCGAGCGTGCGGTCGAGTTTCTCTCGCGCCAGAGTGTGAGCGACCTGTTGATTGTATTGAGCTTTTTGCGAGCCAAATTCAGCCTTGCGCTGCGTCTCGACTGCTCGCAGATAAGTTGCCATGAAGGTATCGTGAGTGGTCTGACGGTCTCCATCCCAATATGAGATCAAGCCACCAAACTCATGCACCGCACGCAAGATTGTGAGCACGCCCCGATAGTCGGTGTAAGCTATCTCCATGAAAACAGGATTGGTTCTAATGCTCCCAAATCCAATTTCTTTGTAGGGATATTCTGCTTTATCTAAGCTACTCATAGCACTTCCTCCAACTTGCTGAGACGCAGAAAAGGTGCTGCGCCACCACCGAGATACGCTATCCCATCGAGCGTGAGTTCGAGATAGACTTCCTCAATCTGCCCAACTATCATGTGAGGGTTGAGACGCAAGAACTCGTCCCAATCAACTCTCTCGGAATTGGGAGTTGCGAGCTGCCAGTGCTCCTCGTGACCGGCTGTGACAGGTACTAGCATTTCGATCTTGATGAACATTAGTTAAAGCCCTCGCAGTTTCATGTTGAGTTTGCGCGACATGCGGAAGGCTGCAGTTTCAGCGTCGACTTTGGTCTTGTAGAACTTCTCGTTGGTGAACCACTCACCTTGGATGATGAGTTGGTATTCCCAGACCAGTTCATTTCCGACTTCTCGAGAGAATATGCGCACGTTAGCTCCTTTGGTTGCAGGAGATTGTCCGAGAGTTTGACTGTTGCTTGACATGTTAGCTCCTATTGCATGAGTTGTTGAATCTGCGTTGAGTTTGCGACCAGACATGAGAGAACTGCTGAAAGTACGTCCAGGAATCATGTGACGCTCTATCGCATCGTGATGGCAGAGTTCTCTAGACCCCTGACACAAGTTGCAAAAACCTCCTGCACACATGTCACAGAGATCAGGTGTGCAGGCTCGCAACTCTTGTGTTTCTGGCATCACGCTCACGAGTTCAGGCTCCACGCTCTCATGTCCTGCCGCTCAGGCTCACCTGCCATGCGATAGGCAGTGATCTTCTCCTCACGCATAGCACGGCCAGAGAGCTTGGTCCGGTTGTAGGCCTTAGCCTTGTTGACAGAAGCGAACTGCATCACCTTCACGACGATGCCTTCGCTGTCACACTCGAGGATTTGGTCAGCTCGGCGCATGAAACCGTTGATGAGTTTGGGATTGGTTGTAGTCATTAGACGTCTCCTTGGTTGTTGTTGGGCTCGGAATTGGAAGTGTTGGGCCAGCTTTTCAGATTGTGCAGGCCAAAAGTGCACGCTACGTGGTCACCTGAATGACCTTCAGGCATGGTGCAGAAGTAAGCATCTGTTTCAGCAGTGCAGGACGCGACTTTGAGATTGAGAGCACAAGCATGTACAGCTTCTATTAGGCTCGGGTCTTCGTTTGCTCCTTCGTTGAAGTGCTTCGGCTCCGTGAAGTCAAACCACTCGAAAGGTCCGATGCGAACTTGCACTATACCATCACGGATCTTCACATCGCCGTGTTGAGAGCAGATGGAGTAGATCTGGTCTTTGATTGCTTGGAATTGTTCCTTTGTCATGTTAGTTCCTCAAACGTTGATGTTGAAGTTGCCGAGAATTTCACGTCTTGCCTCAGCGTCGAGGCTCTTGAGCAGACGCAAGATCTGCGCTTTGGAATAGCCTGCTTGGCTCTTGATCTCACCACGAATGTGAGCCATAACGTCTTCGCGCTTGGGACGCCAAGCCCAGTTTGCCATGCACTGGCCGGCAGAAGGTCCACGTTTGCTAGCCATCGCTCTTGTCCTCCCCGCTTGAGATCTTGGGATTGGGCACATAGCCCAGCTTGCGGAGTTGGTCGCGGAAGGCTGCCATGCCATGAGAGTATCCTAGCGCGTAGGCAAACACTACGGCTGAGATGAAGATAATGGTCTTGATGATGAGGTTCTCAGTCATGACGCGCCTCCTCTGATGGCACATTTTGTTCCACCGCTCGTTGCGGCAAGCGATCTTTGTAGAGTCGAGCAGCCGTTGGCATCTCCTTAGCATAGAATGTGTAGGCTGTGCGACACATAGTAGGCCAGCTTTCAAAAGGTGTGCTTGCCAGAACAGTGCCGATACCGTTGCAGAGCTTGTCTGCGAAAGGTTTGATACTCTTCAACTCTTCAAGCTCTCTCAAACGTCGTTCTGCTCTTATGAGCTCAAGATATCTCGGTTGTGATATGTTTGCCATAGCAGTTAGTCCTCTTTCTTGTGATAATAGCCTACCTCGAAAGCTTGGCTGTCCAAGTTCAACACAAGCTGTCTGCTGGTGATTTGAAGCCCTCGGTCGAGAGCCTTCAACGCCCAAGGAGCAGCGTTGGTATGGCCTATCTCGCCTCCGAGGTGTCGGAGCAGCTGCAAGAACGCACCTACAAATCTCGGGCCGTGCTGGTCACAAAGGCCCTTGCGCTTCAACACTACATGCGCGCACTCGTGCAATACAACTGGTACGCTGTAAGCCCAAGTGCTTTTCTCATTGGGAAGGGTGATCTTGCTCCCGCCCCAGGCCCAGCGAGTTGCTCTGCGGTTAATCACCCAAGGAATCTCACACGCGGTGGCCAGCTCAACTCGCTCAATGAGCAAGGTCACAGCCTCAAGCGGAATTCCCTTCTTGTAGCTCGGCATGATGTAGTCATGCTGCCACGAGTAAACTATCGCGCGTTGGAAATCTGACATGGTTATAGCTCCTATCGAGCGTCTCCTAATTTTCCGATGGTTTAGACCTAAGCCTTCAACCATCCCCTGAATTATGGCACACAATTGGTGAGATTGCAATGAGTCTAACCAAGGTTATCGTTAGACTTGTGGTTGTGGTAGGTTCGGCTTTGGCTATGCTTTGGGGCGGCTAACGCCTGAATCACAAGAGCAAATCCGACCCCCCAACCCCGAGAACACGTGTTCTCATTGTTCTCTCCGTTCTCTCGTTCTCCTCCGTTCTCTCGTTCTTCTCCACCCCCGCACCATTTGGGGGCACGGTTAGCTGGCTCTCTCGTGCTAGCTCATATGAGCTAGCCATATCGTGAGTGTATGTTATATATAACTAATAAAGAAAAAAAATACACCACTTCTACTCATCAGTGACACATAAACACAGGCAAACAACCCGGACTTAAAGCCTGTTGCAAACACGCCACCCAGGGAGAAGAACGAGAGAACACCCGAGAACAGGCAGAACAGCGAGAACACCCCGAACACGTGTTCTCTCACCATTGGCATGGAATTTGCATGTCTGCGAGGGCTAAGTTTAAAGTTCACCTAACCCTCGCAGGCCTGCAAGCTCTAACCCTTGCGCTTTACGTAGCCTATCGAACCATCAGGATTCTCGACCAAGGTGTAGTATTGCCCTACACCTGTTCCGAGACCTCTCCCAACCTCGTGGAAGCAGTCCATGCACATATTAGCCCACGGACCCATGCGAGTTGCACCATCCACGTACTCATGCAAGCTATCTGCCTTGCACACGTCACATGTCTTGTGTTTCATCGGTTAGTCCTCCTTGTGCGTGCGCTGACTCTTGCGCATCACAACTTTTCCTTCCTCCATGAGCCAGATCGCTTCCTGCAGAGTCAGCTCTTCGACCTCGTAGCCATCGAGAGTTTCTTCCAACTTCTCGCGAGCCAGGGCATGGGCGACCCTTTGATTGTACTGAGCTTTAGCTGAGAGCATGTGAGTTCTCCTAATCTTGAAAGCAGATCGCAAGGAAGAGCACGATGCAGCCTATGGTTGCGATAATCATCTCATATCCTCGCGATAGTTATGGAACATTTTGTGCCACCAGGGGAGCGTGAGGCCGTCCTTGGCCTCTCCCTGGCCGTGGGTTAGATCAAGCCGGCCTCCTTCAACCAGGCCTGCCGCTCCTCCGCGCTCATCGCCTTCAAGAAGTCGGTCGCGGCCTTCTTGCTCGGTCCGCGCGCCTTCCTATCTCGCGTGAAGTCATCTTTCCCCAACGTCCCTTCGGCTTCAATGTGGCCTTCGCGCCACAACCTCTGCGCGTCGATAACCAAGCTCCGCGCGGCCAGCTCCAGAATCTCGGCCTGATTGTAGGTGCTGAAGTCTACCACCCATGCACATTTCGTACCAACAGGGTCCGACTCCTTTTTCTTGGTGCTGCGAATCACACTCACCGTTTGCTGCATCGCATCGACGATGGTTTCTTTTTTGATTGTGGTCAGGTCGGTCATTTCATCTCTCCGATTTTGGTTGAAGCGGGCCGCTCTGCCCGCAATGAATATAATGCAGCCCCCGTGCCAAAACATAACCCATTGATTTTACTCACTGTTGCATTGCCGCAAGGGTGACCATTTTGGTCACATTGTGACGCTGACGTCAGAAACTGACAATTTTGGTCACATCGGCTAAATATTAGCCAGCGACCGCCGACGCGCCAGCTTGGCACGCCTTTTGCAGGTAGTGCACCGCAACAATCTCGCCCGCCATTGTTGCAGTGCAGCACGGCCGCTCTAACGAGAATCGGGGCGCTAACACGACACTAGGTGCAAACGATTCCCAACTGCATTGAGGCCGGGCCTCCCCCCATTCGTAGTGCGCGCGGGGTGTCTACCCCATTCTTATACCGACTCCAACTTTTCCAATTGAGTAACACCCATCACCGCCCATCACGCCAAGGCGGGTTGAGGTCTAACGTGGGAGGTGGTATGATTAGGGGAAGGTTAGGCGAGCAGAGATGAGAGCAGGTGATGAAAGATGATGAAAAGCACTCACCAAATGGGGCTCGGACAGCGTGAAGGCGTTGGGGGAATTGAGGCACTAAGGCATGAGCGAGACAGCGAACGCTTCGGAAGGCTTAAAAGCGCTCTTGAAGGCCTTGGAAACAAAGTCTGCGAACGCTGCGGGCGAGTCACAGATGTTAGAGACGAGCACAGCTGCTGACGACATGCAAGCGATGGAACAAAATGTTACACCAGCTGCGGGCGCAAAGCCTAGCTTTTACCTCCCCGAGGTATACAACGCTGAGCGAGATATTGGGCTGAGAACTGAAACAGGTTCGCAGAAGCTCAAAAAGCTCAAACCGAAGCACAAGCACATCATCGCGCTTCATCTCGCGGGCTGGCCAAACCAGCAAATCGCAGCTTATCTCAACATGAACGTTACTTACATTTGTATCGTTCTACGAGATCCCCTTTCACAAGAAGTCATCAACAGCATGGACGAGCTTCACGAGAGCGAGTTCCAACGACTTCGCATATTCGCAAACGATGCTTTGCGAGACGCACTACAGCCCCACAAGCCTGATAGAACTCGCCTGCAAGCTGCCAGCGTGTTCTTCAAGCGTGAAGCCGTCAAAGGCGCTGAAAAGGGCGAGACTGCCGAGGATGTAATGCAAAAGATCCTCGCCAAGATCGAAGCTCAGAACGTTCAAATCAATATCTACGGCAAAAGTTGAGAGGTACCTATGGGTGCAGTTTTGCGAATCTGGGACAACGTACTGCAATATGCAGTTGCGTGGAAAGGCGCAGGTGGCGCCGCGTGGACGATAGAGCAGGGAAATTGTTCTGGTCGTAACCCTACCTCCAACACTAACAACTACAACGCTGTCCACAATGAAGCCAATTGCGGCTTTTTGGATAACGTAGCTACCGCGCAGAACATAGGTGCCGGCGGAACAACTCCGATCTTTCTCGACTCTTTGCACGTGCAAGTTGCACTTGTGGGAACTCTCACCATTACCGGCTTCACTAAAGTCGACGGCACTACAGCTATAACGAAGGTGTTTCCAATCGGCTCAGTTGGTCAGCTAATCACTCCAGGTGATTGCTTGCGCATGGAAACTGGCTGCACCATGACGCTCTCAGTAGCCAACGATGGTGGCTCTGCTTCCAACTTGTGGAACATTCGAGTTGCTTGGAGGCCGATCTAATGCCTAACTCAGCAGTTCCTCAATTCTACACCACGCGTCCTGCAGCTGGATATATCACTGATTGGGTTAGTATCAATCCGGTTGCAAATTGGAGCAGAATTAGTGCTAACTCTACAATAGCATTAGTTGCTGTTGGTAGTGAGCCAGAAGGTTATGTTCCTGGCGGTGGTCGCTGCGTTAAGGGTAGTAATACCAACCATCCGACTAATTTCTTCTCTTATGCTCTCTTAGCTGGAACACCTTTCAACTTTGTGGGAGAAGATTCTCTAATAGAATTTCCGGTCTATTATGATTCAGATTATATAAATCCTGGAGCTGCTGGTATCAGATTCGATATGGGTAGCGGTGGTGGTTTATCTGATGAGTATCAGAAAACTTTCTTCCCCTCTGTAAGCAATGCTAGAAAAGGTTGGAATATTTATAGCTATCCATTACAAGCCCTAATTAACGGGTCTGTCAATACTGCGAATGGGCTTATAAAAACGGGATCTCCTGCTATCGGAGCTATAAATTATTTTCGACTGCAAATGAACAATGCTAGCAATACCAATGCTAGAGATCTTTATATAGGCCCAATTACCTACCGTCGGCGTGGTAGAACTACTGTCACTTTCTCCTTCGATGACAACCTGCTCACGACTTATCAGAACGCTCTTCCGCTCTTGGCTAGCTATGGCTGGACTGCCACTGAGTTTGTGATAGTCTCTCGTCCGACTGATCTACCGCTATCTGATGTAAGCGGTACTGCAATGAACTGGAATCACATCGCTTATCTCAGATCTCAAGGATGGGATATTCAGTGCCACTCGCTAACTCACATCAATCAGAAGTTTAGCGCTCTCACTGAGAAGCAGTATATCGACGAGAACATTACTGCGATCAAACAGCTTCGTGAGCGTGGATATCCAGGAACTATTTTTGCTTATCCTGGAGGTGGATATACTGAAACAACTAAAGAGAAGCTTAGAGCAGCAGGTGTTACTTTTGGTATGGCTTTGGGTGCAGACTTTGATAAAGTCGCCTGGATGTGGGGTTCTGGAGATCGCTACACTGTCTTACGGATTGGTACTGATAATGGTGCTTCTAACACTACTTGTCTATACTATCTCGACGAAGCAGTTCGTCTTGGGCTGAATGTCCACTTCTACACACACGATCTTGGCGCCTCAGCTGATGCTGCAACTTATAGCAACATCACAAACTACACTACTTTGCTTAATAAAGTGAAGCAGTATGAGCGTATGGGCTATCTCGATGTGAAGAATTGTGCTCAGTATTTCAACTCTGCCATTTCTGGAAGGAACGTCTGATGATTACTGCAGAACAAGAAGTCGCGATTCTGCGAAAAGAGCTGGACACGTTGCTAGATCAAGTCCAAGCAGTTCACGATGGAACTCACATTGATTCTCCTTACAGCGATAAGCTGGCTCTTCAGCGAATCATCACATATGCAAAGAACGTCAAACAAGAAATAGACGCACAACGCGGAGACTAGCAAATGTCTTTGGAGCAGCTCGCAAAAGAGTTCTTCACTTCCTACGGCCCCTTGGGTCTCGGTTGGATAGTCGCAGCTATCTTGTTTATGAAGTTTGAGAAAAGGACTGATCAATTCATCTCGATTATTCAGGTCAACGCTGAAGCGGCTAATAAAGTCGCGGGCAACCTGAAGGAGCTACAAAATGTCATACAAGCCGTCGCTGGTAGACCGGTTAATATCCCTGGTATCTTTCCAGGAGCCCAAGGCGGTAACGGATAGCATGAAGAGCTTATCCGATACGCATGATGATCTGATGCTGTCATCTGCACTTTTGACTGAAGATATTACTGTCATCACCGCCAACAGTAAGATCTCTTGTGAATCTGGCGGTAAACCTAATGAAGAAGGTGAGAAGATATGAAGAGAGAAGATAAATGGTTCTCTGGCTTTATGTTGGCAACGCTTCTAGTATTGTCTGCGTGTAGTTATATTCAGCAGAACACTCCTGAAGTTAAATCTGCCAAAGATGCAGTAGCTGTCAGCTACGCCAGTATCAACGCGGGAGCCCAACTCACGACCAACTTGCTTGCTAGCGGTACCATCGACGCTAACACTGCGAGGTCCTCTAAAAGCATCCTCGACAGAGCTTTTGGACTTACTGAGATCGCAGAGCGAAATGTTCTCGCCGGGCAGTCTAACGATGCGCAGGCAGTACTACGACAGGTCAATGGACTCATCATCGACGTTCAAGGCATTCTCGGGAGGAAGTTCTAATGAGCACCGAAGCAACCGTAGGCAGCGTGATTCAGATTCTGGATTTGGTGATGGAGCTGACTAATGCAGCAGGAGCAATCGGTTTCAGCTTGCAAGAGGTCGCAGCACTGCAGCATCAAGCCCATTCCGAGGGGCGAGAGCTCGACGTGGAAGACTTTCGCAAGCTTCACGATGGAGCAAAGGCAAAGCTTGATGCTCTGGCAGCAGCTCTCGCCGTTGCAGAGGATGAACCTGCTCCGATTGTAAAAGCGAACTCTCCTGCTGCTGAGATCGTGCACGCTGATCCTGCAGAAGAAGTAGTCTCTCGCCCAAAACCCACTCTTATCGAGGAGGATCCTGCCATATCCAAAGAAGATCTTCAGGTGATCTTGGGTATCGGCTGACTGTTGGAACATAATGTTACACAACTGATATGATTCCTGAAGCTTTACTCATCGAGAGCATGCTGATGATTGCCGACAAGGACGGCAACGATGTTCCGTTTGTGTTAAATCCAACTCAGCGAACCATAGCAGAAACCTTGACAGGACGAGACATCTATCCCAAAGCACGCCAAGAAGGTGTCTCGTCCTTCTTTCTCGCTCTTTTCACAATCTTGTGTCTCACTCGTCGTAACACAAGATCTGTCGTGATTTCTCACGAAAGTGATGCAACTACTCGTATGCTTGCGAAGGTGCATTATTTTCTTGAGCATTTACGTCCTCAAGCAGTGGTCGGACATTCATCTAAAGGTGAGATTACGTTCCCGAAAATGAACAGTATGTTCTACATCGGAACTGCAGGATCTCGATCGTTCGGTCGTGGTGACACTATCACCGCTCTTCACTGCTCCGAGGTCGCTTTCTGGGATAACGCGAAAGATCTCATGACTGGTCTTATGCAGGCTGTGCCTACCAATTCTGGCATAGTCGCAATTGAATCTACCGGCAACGGTCGGGGTAACTGGTACCACAAGATGGTCCAAGCCTGTCAGCAAGGACGCTCGCATTACAAGATGCATTTCTTTGACTGGTTACACTTTCCGGAGTATAATCTGCAGCTATCAGAAGAAGACAACAAGCGCGTGCTTGATACTCTTGATGAGTCGCTCGAAGAGATAACCCTTATGACCAAGTGGGGACTTACCACTGGTCAGATTGAGTTTCGTCGCAGGAAGCTGGTTGAGCTTGAGTTTGACATGAACAAGTTCGATCAGGAGTATCCTAAAACCCTCGATGAGTGTTTTCAGGCATCTGGCTCAGGATTGTTCAAAAAGGTCAACTTTGTTAAGTCCGACGATTGGAAGTCTCAAGGACTTCATCTCTCTGGCCTCGTCACTCATCCTATGGTGCGTAGGAAGTATCTCATTGGAGCTGACGTTGGCGGTGGTGTAGGTAAGGATCGCTCGACTGCCGAGATTTTCGATCTCATGACTCTTGAGCAGGTAGCTGAGTATGTCACAGACAAAGAAGCCCCAGATACCTTCGGACATACCCTGGCGGAACTTGGTCGGGTCTATAACGATGCCTTCATCACCGTTGAGTCTAACAACTACGGAATTACTACTCTCGACCATCTGGCCCGAGATTATCCAGCGGAGCTTATCTATACAGAGGATAAATCTCCTTCGCGAGGAGCTAACGAGCCGCAACTCCTCACAAATCTTGGCTTCAGAACATCGCACATCACCAAGCCCTGGGTTATCGGAAAGCTGAGATCTTATCTCGCAACTGATATGGTGATTCATAGCGAGGAGCTGAAGTCTGAGCTCTCAACCTTTGTTGAGAAGGAGAGTGGTGAGCTCGAGGCTGAGAACGGCTGCTTCGATGATAGAGTCATGGGAACAGCTATGGCTGTCGTTGCTCTGGCTCGTAGTGCTATCCTAATGATGCCCAGCCCTGAAGAAAAGCAAATTCTCGACAATCCGTTCAGCATCGACAACATCATTAAGGAACTGCGCGCTCGAGGGAATGGTTTCCCTATCGCCAGTCAAGTAGAATAACACGAAGGTTATCATGAACGTACTAATGCTCTCAAAAGATGGAAACGGTTTAGGTCTTGCTGGCCGACTGCAGCGTGAGTATAACTCCGTTAAAGTCTCGATTGAAAATCCTGGAGCCCTCCTCCAGGGGTCTGGTCTCGTTGAGGTCGTGCCTTCTTGGCGTCCTTTCCTCAACGAGGCCGACCTTATTATCTGCGATGAGCCGGGCTTCGGAGCGTTTGAGGACCTCCTCCGCTCTCGAGGTAAGCCTGTGATAGGCTGCTCGAAGCTCGCTGATGATGCTAGCTCAACTCCTGGTCGTGTGAATTATATCTTTGCGAATTGCGAGATCATTCACTCACCAAGCACTATGACCGACAATCTCGATCAATTTCAAAGCCAAGATTGGCCTGAGCATGGCTACACCATAACTGGTAAAGTTCACGGTGGAGTTGTTCGAGAGATTTCTGTAACTCACCAAGACATGCTGCTCTGGGCGCAGGGATATTTCCTCGGAGCTATGCTTGTTCGTCCGCTTATTCGTGGGCACGAGGCTACCATCGAGGGCTGGTTCAATGGAAGGAACTTTATCTCCCCACTGCTTCTGGCTGTCGAGTACGATGCTGAGGGCGGAATTGTTGCAAACCTGTCCTCTGAGTCAAAGCTCGCTGAGGAAACCTTGCTCAAGCTCGAGCTCATGCTCCGAAAGCTGGGCTATCGTGGAGCAGTCTCAATCATTTGTCAGATCACAGAAGATCAAGCAATAGCAACTGATCTGCGCTTTGGCTTCAGTTATAACTACTTCGAGGCCTTTATCGAAGGTCTTCGCGAGCCGCTGACTGACGTTATGTTTGAGGTTGGGGCTGGAGTCAAGAAGGAAATCGTGTTTGGGACTGATATTGCAATCTCAGTTCATCTGAATAAGGAACTCCCAGATGCAGGATCTCCTATCCTCGGAGTTGGAGAAAGCAACTCCCATCACATCCACTTCATCAACGCGTACAAGACTTCCAACTCATATACTTGCTGCGCTGGAACAGGCGTGGTTGCGAAGGCAACAGCTCATGCGCGCTCAGTTTCTGAGGCGCAGTCACGCGTATATCGAACAGTAGAAGCGATCACCTACATCGACAAGGTCTATAATCCTACCATAGGACAAGGCGTTGATAAACAACTACACAACTTTCGTTCTTGGGGTTGGATATGAGTGACGGCTACATTGGTGGGAAGCCTGACGTTTCCTATTGGCTTGCGCAAGTCCGTTGTGGTATCAAGTATCGCAAGGATATGGCTGAGCAAGCTAAGTGGGATACTTGGCGCAAGATGTATCGCGGAAAGTGGAAAGCTGGAACTCTTCCTGTCAACTTGTTTTTTAAGATGGCACGAACTGTTGTACCGAGAATCTACTTTCGCAATCCTAGCATCTCTGTAACTCCAGCTCAACCTGGTATGCTCAACTGGGCATTTGCTCAGCTTCTCGAACGCATCGACAACACTATGATGCGCAAGATGAAGATGAAACGCTACCTGAAAAGGAGCATAGGTAATGCGTGGTTTTTTGGCTGTGGTGTGGCAAAAGTTGGCTATGGCTCTGCCTACGGCCTCAACATTGCAGACTTTGGAGGAGAAGCTCCAATACTTAGATCGGGACGGCGTGTTGAGTACAACGCTGATCAACGTATTAATATGCCTTGGGTTGATAGTGTACACCCTGGTAACTTCATAGTCCCAGACGGCTTAATGGATTACGAGAAAACTCCCTGGGTGGCTGAGTGGGTGCGTCGTCCTATTGATGACGTAAAGGCTGACAAACGTTTCAAGAACACAGCAGGACTGCGACAAGGTTCAGCTGCAACGGGTTTGAAAGCTGGCGATGGCACCAAAGATCACGAGCACCGCACCACTCAAGACGGTGACATGCTCGACATGATCGAGATTCACGATCTGCGCTATGGTCGAGTCATGGTGTTGGCTCCCTATGCGACAGACAAAGTTCTCTTCGATGGAGACGACGATCTTCAGTTTTACGGTCGCTCCAACTATGCACCCCTAGTGTTCAACGAGAACGATAATTCGTTCTGGGGTGTTCCGGACACTCAGATCCTCGAGCCAGATCAGCTTGAGATCAACGAAGTTCGCACTATGATGATGATTCACTGGCGTCTTGCCGTGATGAAGCTTTTCTACCAAAAGGGTAAAGTCGATCCTGCTGACATTCAGAAGGTAATCGACGGTGAGATTCTCTCTGCTATCGGGGTCAATGGAGATGTTAGAGCCGCACTAGCCTTTATTCAGTCTGGTGATATTCCGGACAGCCTGTTCAAAGCTGACATGCAGATTAATCAGGATGTTCGCGAGAATATGGGCTTTTCCAGAAACGAGTTCGGAGACAATAATCCGGCATCAGCTCGAGTGACTGCAACTGAGTCAACCATTGTGAAGATGGCATCTGAGATTCGTGTAGATGAGCGACGCGACATGGCAGCTGATCAGCTGTTAGACGTCATGGATCACACTAATCGCATCATGTTCAATCACTGGTCCGAAGATCAGGTCATTCAAGTCGCTGGACCGTTAGGGGTTCCTCTCTGGATACGGTTTCGTCCAGCCATGTTGAAGGAAGGCTCTTACAACATAGCCATTGATCCCGACAGCTCTCTTCCGCAAACCAAAGATGCACGTGAGGCTAAAGCAGTTCAAACCTACTCAATGTTGAAGGAAAATCCTCTCATTGATCCTATGCGTCTGACTCGCTACCTCTTGCATGAGCTGCATGGTGTGCAGTTCGATGACATGATGAGGGGTATGCCTCCAGGCCTAGGTGGCCCAAGCCAACCTATGGAGTTGTCGCAGTACGTCCAGCTCGCCACGGAGATCTCAAACAAGGCTCCCCAGGCACTCCTTCCGCAATTTGGAACCAGGGCGGACCAAAAAGCCTCAAAACCAGACGACTCAGACGGAGACGAGTAATGGCGAAGTACATCCAGTGCACGAAATGTGGCTACATGAGTCCTGCAGGACAAGCTTGTCTTGCTTGCGAACGAGAGTTCAGCACGGCGAAGCCACAGCAAACCCAGGCTGTTTCCGTCTTTGCGTCTGGCTACTTTCGTGACATTGCGATAGATCCGATTTATATTAAGAACAGGAGACAGCTCCTGGACGAAACTCGAGAACGCGGAATGATATCTCCGTATGCCGAGTGCTGATGGAACATTTTGTTCCACAACTAAACTGAGGACAAGCACATGACCAAAGATACTAAAAAAGTCATCCGTTCAGTTACCATGAAGGTGTACGAAGATGACAGCACTGAGTTCTTTTTCACTGGCGTTGATGGCTGGCCTATCGGTCGGATGCAGCGTCAGTTGGAGCGCGCAGGACGACATCTGAAATCTGAGCAACGTCAGATTTCTCACCAGAATGATCTTCGCCTCAAGGCTGAGGAAGAAGCTCGTGATGCAGCAGTTATCGCGCAGAAGGCCGTGACTACTGACATTGACAACGTCTCTTCGATGCTCAAGGAACGAGCAACTGAAGGTGACAATCTTACCTTAGCTGACATACTGAAGGCTCAGCTCGATAAACTCGGTGAAGCGGGAGTAAACTCAGATGCCAATGACACCGGAACAGATGGAAGCAATGCTGGAGAAGCTGGCTGAGAGCCAACAGGCTCTTTCGACTGGTCTTCAACAGATGACTCAAGCGACTCAACGAGGGCAAGAACTGCTGACGCAGGGGCTGTCAACGCTGACGCAGAAGATTAACGAGGGGTTGGAGCGAGGAGAGGGCGGTGTTCCGTCTCATGCGCCGCCTAACCTGAAGAACGAAGATCTCGAAACCATGTCTCGGAAGGAGCTGGTTGACATGATCTTAAACGGTGTCACGAACGTCGTTGATGGAAAGCTTGGACAGATCACCAAAGATCTTGGTGGTCAGATCGCTGACACGCGAAACGAGACTAATCGTGAGCGTATTCAGCGTGAGGTAGATGCTGCTCGTGGGAAGTACAAAGACTTCAACGAGTGGCGTGATGAGATGCAGATGCAGGTGAAGAAGAATCCCATGCTGTCTGCGGAAGAGGCCTACATTTTGGCCAAGAGTGGTGATTCCAAGAAGGCTAAAGAGCTTGATGAGAAGTACGCGAAGCTCGAAGCAGAAGAGAAAGCGAAGTCAGGAGAAGGTTCTGGCGCACGAGATAAGGGTGGCTTCGGTGGTATGAGGCCAGGAACCGGTGAGAGAAGTAACAAGCGTTCTGATATGAAGCCGGATGAAGCGGCAGAGGCAGCCTGGGATGAAATCTTTGGCGGTCGTGAATCAGAACTTTTGTCCGGAGAGCTACAAAATGGGGCTGAGGCAGCCTAAACGAAACTAACTAGGAGGAAGTCATGCCGACTTTCCGCGCTCTCTCCCAAGGTCTGGATAATCTCTACACCACGACCTGGGAAAATCGAAAGGACCGTCTTTCGGACCAGATCTTCGACGCCACGCCGTTCTTCTTCTATCTGCGTGACAAAGGTAAGATCGAGTACGAACAGGGCGGGCGTTTTATCGCTGAACCGCTCCGCTACGCCAAGATGGATGGCGTGGTCTGGATCGACAAGGGTGGTACCGTTTCTCTGAACGATACCGAGTTCCTGACTGAAGCACACTTCCAGTGGCGCTATCAGGCTATTCCGATTGTTCGCTTTGGTGTGGACGATCAGAAGAATCGGGCGAAGAATCTGATTATGCGCCTGATGAACACGAAACTCGACAACGCGATGGATACTTGCGTTGACAACTTCGAGATTCGGTTGTTCGCAACTGCTGGTGGTGCAACCACTGGTATCGACGGTTTGCAGCTCTTGGTTGCTGACGATCCGACCACCGGCACTGTCGGCGGTATTGATCGTGCGACCTACACCTGGTTCCGAAACCAGAAGCAGACCATGGCTTCTAGCTCGTTTGCGACTAACGGCATCAAGTACATGCGTACCATGCTGAACAACTGCCGCAACAACTTGAAGTCGGACACGCCTGACATCATCATCTGCGGGCAGAACCCGTATGAGTACTACGAAGATACTGTTGACGACCGTCATCGTATCATCGGCAGTCAGAAGATGCTTGACGCAGGCTTTGAAAACCAGGCCTACAAGGGTATCCCGATGGTCTGGTCGCCGAGCTGCGGCACCCGCATGTACTTCCTCAACACCAAGTTCATCCGCTTGGTTATCGACCCCATGTTGAACTTCGACATGACCGAGTGGAAGAATATCCCAAACCAGCCGAATGACAAGGCTGCGCAGATCGTGACTGCTGCTCAGCTGACCTTGAGCCGCGCTCGCTGCCAGGGTGTCATCTTCAGCATTGACACCCCGTAAGGAGGGAACATGCTCAAGCAAGTCTTCATCACGTCTCTGACTCAGGCGTACGACACTGATATCGAAGGTATCGGTGAGATTCGCTGTGTCCGAAACAAGATGTACAAATGGGTTCTGTACAACAGCGGTGCTGGTGCTATCGCTGCTGTGGCAGGTAACGCGGTGGGCTACTACGCTCCGGCTGGTGACTTTGCTGCCGAGGGTTACACCTTGGCTAAGGTGACCTCGGACGTATCTGATGCTCTGGTGGCTGCTGGTATCCTCATGGCTGCTCCGACCTCGGGTCAGTATTGCTGGATCCAGATTCGTGGTGACTGCACCATGACTACCGCTCCGGTCTCCGGTGCTGATGGTCAGACCCTGGTCCTGTCTACCACCACTGACGGCACTCTGAAGGTTGCCGCTGCAGTGACCGACGTCTGCGGTGCTATCGCCCAGGACATCTCGGACAAGACCATCATCTGCAACTTCCCGTTCTAACGGGTTGGTGAGGCTGCTTCAACTCGAGGCAGCCTCACCTCTTTAAAGGTAGTATTATGGGAATCTTGACACTGACACAACTTGACACCGAGCTGAAAGCTGCTCATGGTGATCGAGATGATATTGACCAAGATCGTCGCATCGTGGCGCTCAACCTTGCCCAGATTCGCATAGCACGTATCTACGATTGGAATGAGCTTCAGGATATTGACACTGGTGTTATCGGCGATGCAGGAGATCCTGCGACTGATAAGTTTGAAGCTATTCCAGCTCGAATTCGCAAGATCTATAGCTTTAAGATCGTTGACACTGCAAGCTTGACGAACTCGAGAAAGCTTCGCTGGATTCCTCAAAGACAATGGGATGAGACTATTCCTGAAACTCAAGCCTGGGATACCTATATCCCTGAGATCTACACGATTTGGAAAGATCGCTTTGAGTTCTGGAAGATTCCTGATACCAGCTACAACTACGAAGTTCGCTCAGCCAAATGGCCTCTTGAGTTTTCAAGCTCAGACCTGGATGCTGTTAGTGGACTTGATCGAAAAGATGACATGATTGTCGCGCTAGCAGCTAGCTGGCTTTTCCTCACCAATCGTGAGATGGATGAAGCTAACAATTGGTGGAAGGTCTACCAAGAAATGGCTAATAACGCCGTTGGTGAAGATATAGAGGAGCGTGAGATTGACATTCGCGCACCACTTGAACAAGCACTTCGTTCGGGGACCGCAACAGCTGTTCCCTGGAATGATCCCTTTAATCGCACAGGAGTTGAGTGATGGCTCTTACTAGAACTTGGAATGGTAGCTACGAAGCTCAACCAGCAGATTTGGATGATGCTCTGCAGGGTGCAGCTCGAATACGAGATCTTAAGGTGGACGTTAAGGAACGTCTAATTCAAGATCATGTTATGAATGAGACCGATAACGATGGCTTTCATAACAAGTGTACCTTCATCGAACAAGCTGCAGACCCTACTAATTCAGCTGATAAGGGTCTTCTATACAGCAAACAAGGTGCTACCGGAACGCAGCTGTTCTTCCGTGATAGCGAAGGCACAGTCTTTCAGTTGACTGAGAGTGGGACTATGAGTCCTGTCAGCGCTCTTGGAAGCTTCACTGATGGTTACATGACTCCTACCAAAAATTTGCTAGGAACTTATGTGACTGGTGCTACAGCAACTTATACCGCTGATAGAATCATTGTCGAGAATTCAGCTGGTGTTGCACGAGTTCTTACGAACTTCAGTAAGACTTTGAATATTGTAACTGCTGGTGCCGGTGGTCTTGATACCGGTGCTGAATCAGCTAACGCTTGGTATTATGTCTGGGCGATTGCGAAAGATGATGGAACTCAGAACATTCTGATGTCTCTTTCGTCAACAACTCCTACAATGCCTGCAGGCTACACATTCAAGGGTTTGATTGGTGCGATCAGAAATGCCACATCCAATTTCTATGTTTTCAAGCAGGTGGGGCGTCGCATTATCATAGACCCACAGAACATTCTCTCTGGTGGTTCTGCAACAGCTGTCACCTCGCTTGGAGCTAACTTGGCGATCTGGGTTCCTCCGATTGCTGTCAAGTTCTTTGGTCGTGGAACAGTTATCAGAACTTCTGGCACTGGATACACCTACGCATTGCTGTACCATCTCAACACAGGGTCGTTCGCTTCCTACGCACCGTTGAAGTTTAGCTTGAATGGTAACGTGTCCACGGATGAGACTGTTATGGAATTTGAGATGGATATCATCACAGCTGGTACTCTCTACTACTCCGTGTTTGTAGCTGCTACTGACTTTGATGTTGATGTTAGAGGTTTTTCGCTCTGATGGCTGTTAGGAAGAAACTCGATTTTAACTATCCGAGATTCTCGGGAGTTAGTGCTGTTCGAGGTCTTCCTCCAACAGTAGAAACAGTTCTCAGAAATCTGACCCGTATGTTGGAGAATCTGAAGTCTGAGTTTGTTGCGACTTCAAACATCAACTTCGGCGATATAGACTGGACAGCTATTTCCGCTTTCACTAATAGTTGGGTTAATGAGGGTTCTGGCACTTACGATGATGCTGGATATATGAAAGTAGATGCCGATGTGGTAATGCTTCGTGGTGTTATCAAGAGTGGCGTCCTTACATCAGCAGCTTTTACATTACCTGCTGGTTATCGACCTGCAAAAGAGAAGATAATAGCCAGCTCATCCAACGGAGCTTTTTCTGAAATTCGAATCAAGACAGATGGAACAGTAGTTCCCAATGTCGGTAGCACTACTCGAGTTTCTCTTGATGGTATAACATTCAGGGCTGATGCATGACACTCGCAACTGAAAAGTTTTGGGAATATGAGTTTGTTGATGACATAACTCTAGGTGTCGATGTCTCGAAAACTGCTGAGAAAATTGACAATGGAGCTTTCTCGTCAATCAAGAACATGTTCTATCATGAAGGGAGATTGCTGACCGATAGCGGATACGCTACGTTTTTAGGGACTGTTCGAGGTAATCCAAGAGCTAAGATTCAGTTCACAAAGAAGAATGGCTCAAGTGAAGATCTGCTAATCACGAACAGTACTGTTTACATCAGTCGTAGCAGCCAATGGCAGTACGTTCCGGCGAGAACTCCCACCACGTTAACAGTTGGCGCAATCGCTGGAGCAACCAGTGTGACTGTAGCTAATACTGCTGGCTTTGCTAACGGTGATTATATCGGAATTGAGTTGGATAGTGGACAGCAGCATCAAACAACTGTCAACAGTGCTCCAGTAGGTTTTGTGATTACTATCACCGACGCGCTTCCAACTGCTGCAGGTATAGGCAATGATGTTCTTGAGCCTGTTCTGCTAACTGGAGATGATGATAGTCAAGTCTCGTGGGATATTATGCCTGCGTTTGATTATCTTCTTTTCACGAACAACAACGACGTTCCGCAATACTACAATGGCACTCTCTGTCAGGACATGCCGAATCTTGTAGCGGCTGGTGTGACAGCGTGTCGTGCAATCAAGATTTTCGTGAATCATGTAGTTTTGCTTGGAACTCTTGAGGGTGGAACTTCCTATCCTCAACGTGTTCGTTGGAGTGATACCGCAGACCCCACAACTTGGATTCCTGCGGATAACAACACAGCTGGTTATGAGGACTTGTACGATGATGAAAGCTTTATCGTAGATGGAGCAGTTCTTGGTCCTTACTTCATCGTCTACAAAGGAACTTCTATCGTTCGAACTGAGTTTGTTGGAACAACTGAACGTTTGTTCAACTTTGATACTGTCATAACAACTGAAGGATTGCTTGCAACCAACTGTGTTATAGACCTCGGAAGCGAGCACGCGTTTGCTGGAGCTAATGGAATCTATCGCTATCAAGGAGCGTTCGAGCTCGTCGATATTGATGAGAAGATTTGGCCTCAGATGTACAGCAAGGACAAAGAGCTAGATCCAACCCAAGCTCCTAAAACTTCTTTTATGGCTTACATTCAGGAGTTAGACGAGGCTTGGTTTTTCTATCCTCGTGTTGATGCAACTTATCCTGATAAGCTAGCACGCTATAACTTCATTGAAAAAGCCTGGACCTTTCGTGAGTTCTCAATCGAAATAACAGGATATGGTTTTCACAAGAATACAACAAGCCTTCGATGGGCAGATCTTGTTGGAAGTTGGCTAGTCCAAACTTTTCGCTGGGGATCTTCTAGCGCGTCAGTCGGATCTCCTACCATTATTCTGCTTAGCGGAACTGGTTCGAAGCAGGCTTATGAGTACGACTATGTTACTTCAACTGACAATGGAACTGCCATCGCTTGGGAGTTTATCACGAAGGAATTCTTCCATCCGCAGCACAGCACGAGAACTAACTGGCTTGATTTTCAGGCTAAAGGTTCTAGCGTAACGATTGAGTATAGCAAGGATGGAGGAATCACTTTTCGTCCTTGGGGAACGGTTGCTCTCACCACTGACTACAAGCGTTATCGCAAGCACAAGCAAATCGTAAGCGATCGAATTCGTTGGAAGTTTTCTGGAACAAGTTCTGATTTTGGTTTCGAGTGGTTTGGATTCCAATATCGGCAGGAATCGTTAAAGTGATGGAACAAAATGTTCCACAAGAGGTATCGCAATGAGCATAGGTTCGGCACTTTTTGGTAGCGGTGGAAAGAGCAAGACTATTGCTTATCCGACTATTGACTATCGTCAGGCGGGGATTGAGTTTTATCTCAACAAATTCTTAGAAAACAATGGTGCAGGAAATCAAGCCCCTTATAAAGGTGATACTACATCAAAAGGTCCTAGCACGCTTGAAGCTTTGTCGCTAGCTGGTCTCGAGAATGAAGCTCGCCAAATGAATCGGACTGGTGGTGACGCTGGGCTAAAAACTTCTGCTGATGCTTTGTCAAAGATTCTCAAATCTGGCCCGACTGACATCAGCCAGTTCATCCAAGACAGCATTGTCGATCCTACAACTGAAGTATTTCAGAAGAATCGCGCTGGTGTTGCAGGTAGATTTTCAGACAACTTTTTCGGCTCGCAACGTGCTACTGCTGATGCTAAGAATTTTGAAGATTTCAGCAACGCGTTGGCTTCGAGTGTTGCAGATGCATCGCTCAAAGCTCGACAGTCCGACATGGAGAATAAGCTTCAAGCAGCCAGCCTCATGCCTGCTATTGCCAAGGGTGATTCGGAGATTCTCACTCAGCTTCTCGCTGCTGGTGCTGTGCCTCGCGAGATTCATGATAAGTATCTTCAGAGCCAGTACGACAAGTTTAAGGAAGCTAAGGACCGGCAAGGTCAGTATGCAGAGCTCATGGCTAAGTTCCTCGGCATCCCGATGGTCGAGAACATTACCACTACCAAAGGCGCGACTAAGGGCTTGCTTGGTGGTGCTGCTGAGGGCATTGGCTCTGGCTTCGGCAAAGCTGCTGGAGCTGCCGCAGGTGCTGCGATATTCTCCGATCGGCGCTTGAAGTCGAATATCAAACCTCTCGGTAAGCTTAACGGCTACAATTGGTACGAGTACGATATCTTCGGAACTCGCCAAACTGGTGTCATGGCTCAAGAAGTTCTTGCAATCAAACCAGAGGCTGTCTCGGTCCACGATAGTGGATACCTGATGGTTAACTACAACTTGCTTTAAGGAGTAAGACATGTCCACGCTAGTTAACATTCAGCCGAATGATTTCTTTGGAGATCTCGGTTCTGGTTTTGGTTCAGGCTTTAATAAGGGAGTAGATATCAGCATAACCAAGAAAGCTGCGGCTGATAAAGCTCGCAGGCTTGGTGCTCTGATGAACGACATTCACGCTGCAGGAAGCAAAGAAGCAGCTGTGAAGCTTGCAGCAGATCCTCGATATAGTGATCTGTTCAAGGACACAGAAGAGCTTCAGAGCTTCGGCAAGCTAGTCGATGATGCTTACAAAGGCGAGAAGCCTAAGCAGCTTGATGCAACTGTCAATGGTGAGAAACGTTCTGTGTTCTTGCCTTCAGATCAGGTTGATAAGATCTCTCGCGCACCAAATCAAGATGAAGCGTTCGCTGCTGCTATCGGAGCAGATCCTAACAGCACCACGCACCTTGGCTGGGACGATAAGTCTGAAAAGCCGGACATGGTAGACATTCTTGATAAGGCTGGACGAATTGTTCAGACTGTCAAGAAAGGTGAGTTTGACAAGAATCCTCAGCAGTACACGCAGAATGGTCAGCTTCAAACGAAAGATGAGTTCGACCGTGCGATGAAGATCGCTAACGAGGAGCGACTGAAAAACACTGCTGCTGGTGATGAAAAGCTTCGTGGCCTGAATACTACTCTCGCTGAGAAACGCATTTCTTTGGCAGAGCAAAAACTCAAAGATAAGCAGGCTGGGAAAGGTGAGGAGAACAAGCCTACCGATGCTCAGCGTCGAGCTGTTGGCTTGCTTGACATTCGAGGGATTCCACAAACTCCTGAGAACGTCAATCGTGCTATGGCGATTACTGACCGCACTGACAAGTTTGCTGGCCGAATCGCAGCAACTTTCAATATGGCTCAGCAAGGCAACTCGTTTGTTGAGAAGATGCAAGGTAATGGTGATTCGGAGAAGTTTGCTGTTGCAACTGCAGCAATGCCGAACTTAATGTTCTCAGGTCTCGATGAATCAACTGCGTTTAAAGCAGCAGTCACTATTGGAAATGCTATCCCAACCAAGGGCATGAATTTGGACACTGGTGAGCCCGAGATGAAGCCCGGCAAAGTTCAAGTTCCTGAGATCACTGCAGAGATTGGCAACAAGCTCACTGACGGCGACAAGGGTAAAGTGTTCAAGCAAGGTGACAAGTTCGTTGTGTTCACTGGTATTCATGATAACAAACCCATGTTTGAAGTGGTGACGCCGTAATGCCTTACTCTTTAGATGATATTCTCAAACCTGATGAGAACGTTGAAACTCCTGCACAGCAAGAGACTCCAACTCATCTAACTCTCAATGAGTTGCTCGCACAGCCTGGTCACGAGCAGCTGACTGCTGAGGAAATGGCAAAGATTCCTGCAGTGCATCCTGATGACTTGCCTGAAGGCGAACCAAGCTCTGACCCTGCTGTTGAGAAGCCTTATCGGAAAACGCTCAAAACCGATATAGGCTATTTCGACTCCATCGTTCGAACTGGAGCAGGTGCTGGCGAGTTTATAGTAGCTGCTGCAACTGATCTTGCTGGCGCATTTGCAGGTATGATGGTGCCTGATACTGCTGGCAGAATCGAAGCTGGACAGAAAGGTGAGGACTATTCAGCTCAAGATTTTGCTAAGTTCATAACCAAGTCTCGCGACATGTTTCGCTATGAGCCGAGAACTGTAGCTGGTCAGATGTGGGAGGGCGCGATAGGTGGCATGTTCGGATTGGTCTCGCAATTCGGACAAGATCTTGGTGACAAGGCTTTCGAAGCAACTGGAAGTCCAACCGTCGCAACTGCTGTTCGAATGGGTCCTGATGCAATAGCTATGCTTGCGCCATTTGCAATGAAGGGCAAGCCTGTTATTCCACTCGCTCAGGATATTATAGATGCTCGAGCAAGAGCTGCTAACGCTAAGCAAGTGCCTTCAGTTCATGAGCAGAAGGTCATGGATGATTACTCTGCTGCACATGATCAGCTTCAAGCTATTAGAACCAAACCGTTGGATGAGCTGACGCCAGAAGATAAAATGGCTGCAGCAGATCTCACGAGAACTGTTGATGAGAAAGGTAAGACGATTGCTGCTACTCGAGGTTTAGATTACACGACGCCGCGTCCAGTTGACAGCCTCATCAACAAGGTCACGGATGCAGACCTCGATCGTGTGGATCTCACAAAAGTTCAAGATATAGTCAAACAGGCTGGACAAGCTGCGGAAGAAGCTAAGAACACAGGTGAGGAAACCAAAGGCGCTCCAGCTGCAGCAACTGTTGAAGTTGTTGTTGATGGCACAACTACCACTATCACCAAAGGTCTTGATGAGTTGGTTGCAGCTAAGATGCTGGGTAACAAGAAGATCTTGGTTCGAACTGTTGTGCCGAAGCCCAAGGTTGGTGCAGTTAAAGCAATGGCAGATAAGGTCTATGCTATCAATGAAGCTGAACGAGCTCTGAGCGATACCATCAAGGAACGCTCAACCAAAACTTTGACTGAAAAGTTTCAAGAACAGTATGATCTCACCAAACCTTTGAAGGACCGCTTGAGGCGTCTGTTACCAGAAAAAGCTTGGGTTCCTGTTGTTGCTCGCTATCAGCAGATGCATAACGCTGGTACGAGCGCAACTTTGTTTGCGAAAGATTTCTTCGAGCCTGTGTTTACTCAAGTAACTGGAAGAAAGGTTTATGATAGAACACTCAATGGAAAGACTCGTCCGATTACTGATGAGAACATTCTGGACGAGATTGTTCAGAGTCGTCTCGTGGTTGAGATTGCCAAACGTAGACCTAATCACAAATTTTCAGGCAAGACTACTTCTGCTGATCACCAAGCGCGCCTACATCAATTGCGAGAAGATATTGGCGAGAGTGAGTTCAACAACCTAAATGGCGTTGCGGATCAGGTGTTTGACGTTTATAGGCGCTTACTTGATAAGCGTCGTGAGGAAGGTCTTATCACGCAAGATCTCTACGACAAGCTGAAGAGTTTCGATTACGAGCCTCGCCAACATTTGGAGTTCTTCGATCCTGAGATTGCTCAGCAGTCTGGCAAGGGCGTACGCTCGTCAGGTGTGATGAAGTTGCAAGATGGCGGGTATGATCTCACCGAGGTCAGTGCTAAGACCCTCCTCCACGATAGCATCAACCGAACCTTCAACATCATCGCTAAGAATCGTGTGCTTGCTGAACTTGACAACGTGATTCGAGCTAATCCAAACTCAGCTTTGGCAGCTCATGTGAAGGTGTTGAGAAGTCCTGGCAAGAGCAAAGCTGAATCTGCAAGAAACATTGAAAGCACAGCGCCAGAGATTTTAGATTCTGCTGACAAGCTCGCAGAACAAGTAGTTGATGGAAGTATAGTAAAAGGAGCAAAGCTTTTTGGAAGTTTAGTAAAGAAAGGTTCCAGCAAAAATGACGCTGATGTTCTATATGATCTTGGAGAACACAAGATTTCTGGAGATGCTTTAGATTATGTAGAAGAACTAATTCAAAATTCAAAGCTTGATCTAGGAGCAAAGATAGGAGATCTTGCAGTAGAACATTTCTTTGAGCTTACAGATTCAGGGAAGAAAAGATACTTTCGAATAGCGAAAGGTGCAGGAGCTAGCTTAGAAGAAGTTCCAAATTTAGATGTTGGAAAATTTGTTCAGTTGATCAACAGAAAAGCTGAAAAGATTAAAAAGAAAGCTGAATCTGCTGGTATTGGCGCCATTACTTCCAAGCTTCCCAAAGGCTTTGAGCGCGTGGAGTTCTTCAACCAAGGTCGCAAGCGCGCTCTGGCAGTTGATCCTTACATCGCAAGTGTGTGGAAGACTCAAGGCGAGGTCGAAGGCTTGAGGGCAGGTACTCAGTTCCTGCGAGCAATTACTGGTGTTAGTCCCGTTAAGGCTCTTGCTGTGGGCTTGAACCCTTTGTTCCCGCTTGTTGATGTTCCGAGAAACATAATCGGCATTGGCTTTAGTAATAACGTCTCTATGAGTGGCAGGCCTTTGTTTGGAACGAAAGGTCTTGTTGGTCAGACTGTTTTTGGTCTGCCAGTCACAAGCGCTCAAATGCTTCGCAACATGGCTCAGGTAGCAGGAGACGCTCGTACTCATGGTCCCTTATTCCGACAGCTTGCTGACAACAATGCCTTCCCGAGATTCCTTGCTGAAATTGGCTTGGATGAGTTTAAGAAAGTGAATCGCCGAGAGACTGCTTTTGGTAATCTTATCGGTGACAAAGGTGTGCATTATCTCAATCGTGTTGCAGAGGCAATGAGCTATCCTGGTGTTTACGCCGAGACTGTCATGCGCATGGCAGTTGCTAAGCAAGCACTAGATCGTGGACTTACGTTGAGCGAAGCTGCTGCTGAATCACTGCGCATGGTGAACTTCAATGAGAGTGGCTACTTCACTGCTCGAGCAGATAACTTCATGCCATTCTTCAACGCAGGATTTCAGGCTTCCCGTGCACAGTTTCGTGGGTTTAAGGAATCACCAGCCAGAACTGCTGCGTTGAGCGCTAGCGTCATGAGCATGGCAGCCATGAATTACTGGACCAATTGGCTAACTAATCCCGACGCCGTGCGACAGATCTCGGATGATGACTTGTCAACGGGGTTTAACTTTGTGTTGCCAGTCAGCAGCTCAGCAATCAACCCTGATGGCGACGTTGTGCATCCTTATGTGCATATCCCAGCCAATGGCGCAGCTGTTCCTTTCATTGCTGCAAGCTCTTGGATGATGAGACGCTTCAATGAGCATCGAGAGCCGAGTGGTATGTTGCTCAACGCGATGAAGAAAGGAACGTTTCCATTAGTTGACGTAACCGGAACGCCACTTGCTGATGCCACATTAGCCGTGTTTGGGAACTATGATTCTTTCCGAGGTCGTGCATTATTCCCTCGTGATGTTGGCGAGCCTTATCAAGAATACTATGGTGAGCATGAAAGAAACGCAACACCACAAATCTACGTCGAGCTTGGAAAGCTCATGTGGGATTCAGGACTTTTCGGAGACACTCCACTGGAAGGACTTACCTCTCCCGAGCGTCTGCGTGCCGCTGTTAATGCATACATTCCTAACCATCCGCTTTCAAATGTGTTCTCTAGCATCGACATGCTTGCAGATCCCACAATGAGAGATCAGTTCACCAGCAATTGGGAGATGCTAGACAAAGCTCCTGGTATAGGAGCATTGCTTCATATAACCAATCCAGCTGTCAATGCTTGGAGTGATATGGAGACTGTTATTGGTGAAGTTGGGGCGCCGCGCGCCGCAGCTAAGCGTGAAGCTGATGAGATGGCCTTTATGGTTACTCATAATCAGATGAAGATGAGTGATGCGTTGAGAGCTGCACAGACAAGATTCCTTAGTGTTGACCCACAGTATCGACAAGAGCTAATGCGTCGGATTGTAGTCAATGTTCAAGCTCAGCGTGTGATAGATCGCTTGCCAAAGGACGCTAGACTCGGACTGCCTGGCACAAGTTGGTGGGCGAGCATGGGAGCTCAAGCGAGTCCAATAGAGCGGGCAAGAGCTTACTACAAAACGTGGATAAACGCTAATCCAAAGGTTAGGAAGACCATGGATAGAATGACTTATCAGCTCTCTGGCATAGGTGCAGAACACAAGATCATAGACGGGAATGGAGAGTTCCTCCTCGAGTTCAATAAGCTCAAACGTCGAGGAGGAACTGAGTACGTGCCAGGTATCCTAATGGATGACGTGGACTACTCTACGAAGTGATGCCTTCCGGCCGCTCTGTTGGAACATTATGTTCCAGCAGGATGGACCAAGCCTCCAGCTGATATGTCATCAGGTGTGAGCCAGACATACTGAATACCCGAATTTCGATACATCCACTCAGCACGTCTAATACTTTCCCCCCAGCGTCCGTTAGTTGCCTCTCCTGCAGCTGGGGCGACAACACGCAGTACCCCACTCTGGATGATTTGAGCTGCGCATCGGGAGCAAGGTGGTAAGGGCCAAGTGTAGATAGAAGCGTTTCGCAAGGATCTTCCTGCGAAGATGATTGCATTTCCTTCTGCGTGGATAACATGCTCGTATTTCTCCTCACGGTTGTTCCAGACTCCATCATCATCAGGCACTCCTTGCGGTAGGCCATTGTAGCCAGTGCTCACGATGCGATGAAGCTGATCAGTTATAACTGCTCCGCATTTGGTCGAGGGATCTTTCGACCAGGACGCAACAAGCTCAGCAACCTGAAGCATCCTAACGTCCCATTTAGAGTCTATCATCAGAAGTGCTTTCCGTGCTTGTAAGGACGTCCAGCGTTATAGTGATGCTTGGCCACTATAGCCTCTGCAACACGCCAGTTGTGTGCCTTACACCAGTCCATGATTCTGATAATGCAGTCAGCCATCTCAACTTCATGATTCATGAACTCAGGCAGATGGTCATCAGGTCTTCCACCCTTACGCAGACCTTCAAAGCCTTCTGAGAGCTCTGACACCATTAGCATCAAGGCTTCTCCGGCATTGCGATTCTCAACACCCATGTCCCAGAAGCCCATGTAATTGCACTGGTCATGAATGTCTACACTTAGCTTGTTGAACTCGCTTATGAAGCAAGCCTCATCATAAGAGGTGACTAGAACCTTACGCTCCTCGCGCTGCGGCATGTCGTTAGCTTCAGTAGTATTTCCCATTGTTATCACTCCACAATTAGTTCATAGGTAGTTTCATTCGTGCCAGGATTGGTCCGAATCTTAACAATCTTCATGTGATCTAAAACTTCCTCCACAACTTTGAGCGTCTGAGAATCAATGTCACGGTAGAACTGACGCATGAGATCTTTCCGTGTGCACTTTTTATGTGCTATCAAGTAATCCAACACCATCTCAACTGCTTCGCTATAGGCACTCTTTCCGAGGCCACCGAAGGCTTTAGGCATTTTAATTTCTGCCTTGAGCAAGAGCTCTAACGCACGGTCGAAGTCGATCTTCTCAATCACAGTTTGATTTGAGCGACTTGCGACTAAGATCATCATAAGCTTTCTTACATGATTAGCGCGTCGTTCGCAGTACCCAACAAACCTAACGTCGTCAATCGGATAGATACCCCGAGCGATTTTCTTATCTTCCTCGGTGTACCATTCATTATAAGCCTTGCGAGCCTCAGGCGATAGTTCGTAGGGACCAGCCAGATTTGATATGATTTGAAGATCATTGACCAACTCTTCCTTCCTCTTGACATGCCAAGATGTATATACTTCTTCAGCAACGCTCTTCCCTTTACGTTCTTCAAAGATGAAGATAACCCGAGATGTAAAGCCGCCGCCAACGGCTTCTTGCGGGAGCATGCTAGCCATCCAATCTGGAGCTGTGGCGCCGAGAAGATTGAAACATATCCCGTGAATGTGAGACTCACCTTTGTTTTTTGTCTCGTAACTCCAGGAGTCGTGGGAATCATAAAAGTCGGTAAGATTGGATAGGAACTTAATATCTCGCTGTTCGAGAAACACTGCAAGCTCTTCGCTGAAGCACGTGATAGCCGCTTGCGCTTGTGACCTCCCAACAGTCCCTTTAATTGGGTCGATCTTAATGCCGAACGACGAGCGTCCGCTAAGGTCTGCCATCTTTTGAATGAGCTTCTCCCTTGTGATTGACTCGGCCACAATTTCAACTGTGCTTACCTCCTTTAAGATGTCACGTCCGATCTTCATTGCCGTGCCTTTACGTGCACCACCAGACTTGCCCACAAGCACAACATAGAGATTAGGATATAAAACTTGGTGTCCCCACTGAGTCCATACCCGTCTTTGTAGTGCTCCAGCAATAATGCTGAGACCCACCCAAGTATGAAAGCTCTTAGGAGGTTCAGTGTCCTGAACATATTCAAGATACCCCGTTAGCCAATCGTTGAGTTTCCTTGAAGCCATCTATCGCCACTCTGAGTTGTTCTTGGTTGGTGAAGTCGTACTCGTGAAGGTCAGCCCAGTTATCGACACCCATCTTCAGGTCGGTAGCGATTCTGAACTCACGACCATAACACTCCATAGGTTTGTCAGTGGCTTCGTTGACGCGCCGTAGGCAGTAGAGCATGTCGTCAGTAGACATTGTGAGTGGCAGCTGAAACAAGATCGAGTCATGAACCTGTGCTAGCAGCTCGAGGTTGAGAAGCCGCTCATCGTTATCGTTATAGATTTCAATAAGCGCGTTGTTGATAACATCTGCAACTGTTGATTGAGGCTCGAAGGCGTACGCTTGTTTGAATAGATCATCGCCCCACCGCTCGAGAAATCTACACTTTCTCCCAAAACAGTTGGTAAGTGTTCGATCCTTGCTGAGACGTTCCTGTACATGCGAGTGCCATCTTGCAATTCCAGGATAAGCTCGATGATACAGAGTGTGGACAAGCTTAGCTTCTTTTTCTTGAATCTCGTTTTCGATAGCAAAGCGCTTAGGAGTTTCTCCATAGTTAAGCGCATGATTTCCTTTTTTCCCACCCTGTCGAATCGAGAAGTTTCGTGGAATATAGCCAAGTCCGACAGTATATATTTCTGGGCATAGGTCGCGTCGTCGAGCTTCAATTTCAACCGGATCGGTACTGTGTCCAACTGCTTTGGCCTCCTTCTTGATAAGATCTTTATCAGCACCAGTCATCAGCCAGCCTGTGTGAACGTGAGGATCTCCACCCTCGCGCAAGACCTGCATCATACCCTCGTCACCAGAGACAAAGGCTACCACAACCCACTCAGCCTGACGCTTATCGACCTCGAACATGATGTAGCCATCATCAGGGACTAGAAACTGCTTGAACGCATCAGGCAAATTCTGCATGTTCATGCCAGTTTGGTAGATGGTCTTACCAGTGCTTATACGACCAAACTTAGTTCCGCGAGGATTGCAGCTGGTCCGAAATCTCCCATCAGAGTCAAACGCAATGTCCAGATATGTCCCTTTGAGTTTATGCAGGCCACGCAGCTCTTGGATAAGTTTAGCCGCTCGAAGACCTGGGCGGGAAGCAGTACCTCTGGCAAGCCTGGCCATAGCCTTATCATCAGTTGTTGGTCTTCCTTCCTGGTTAAGGTATGGTTGTATTCCTTGGTCAATGTAGAAATACGCACCAACTTGTTTTGGACTAAGAGGGTTAAGACTCCGTCCAACGACTCGCTCCAGCTCAAGTTGCTTATTATCAATTTCCTTCTCCGTGTTTATGCTAGCCAACTTCAGCTTGGCTTGATTGACCGCTATGCCACGAGTCATCATAAACATGAGAGGTTGCAGCAATGCGATAGTTTGGTTGTAGGTATGCTCGTGTCCGTCGGTGTAAAGCTCCTGCCAAAAGGACTCCATAATCGCAAAGGTGTTGGAGGAGTCCCAAGCGTTGTAGGATAGGAGATTCTTGAACGTATCAGGAATTCCTGTTCGCTCGAAGTTGATTGATTGATCAGTCATTCTCTTGCTCCAGATAAGCAAGGCAAGCTATCGGACATACGTGAGCCATGATGAGCTGGAACATCGCTTCAGCGTAGACGCGAATCTCATACTGAGCATGTTTGTGAGCACGTAGACGATAGAAGTTGAAGAAGTTGTGCAAGTTCACAGTCGCGAACATATGGCTGTAGGTATTTAGAGGTAACACCAAACGAGCAAGTTCGCGAGGAATACCCTCCTCAAGCATCCACTTATACTCGCGAAAGGCTGCAGCGCACACTCGTCCTATTTGAACAGCGATAGTTCCAGCTAGTGGATGGACTTCATCAGTTCGCATCTGCTTGTTGGATTCGCTTTGACAGGTTATCTGAGCTTCCTCGGGAATGTAGAATTCATTCGGAAGTTCAGAATAACGTGCGCTCACCTCATTGTAAGACCACGTGCGGTGGCGATGCCACTGACGCAAGACGAAGATTGGAGCCTTCACTTCAAAGGTTAGAGTAACAGACTCGAACGGGCTAGTGTGATGATTTCGCATGAGATACTTTATCAGCTTCTCATCCTTGCCTGCATCCTCGCCAGTTCGCCACTCAGCATTATAGCTAACACGAGCTGCGCGAACGATAGAGAGATCATCACCCATAGAATCAACTAGCCTGACAAATCCGTGATCTAGGACCGCTTTCATGGTAGCGCTCATATGTCAAGATCCGCTTTGGTGGCTTGCTCGCCAGCGATAGCCATGTAGGTGGCACCATCGACATAGTTATCTTCGCGATAGCTACCACAAGCAATGCGAGCCAGCTTTGCGAAGACATGCTTCATAGTTCCCTGATGTGCGAGAGAAAAATCCTTGCCTGTATGCTTACAGAACTTCTCATAGACAAGCCAGAGCTCTTCTTGACACTGCAAGTTTATCTGTGGGTCACCATAGGCATCATTGCGATCTCCTGTGGTAAGACCAATACCTTGCTGCAGGATTGCTTCACGAGTAGTTACTTTTGCTTTAGCCATTGTCATATCCTCTGTTGGAACAAAATGTGCCATCGCTGATTAGCGTTTAAGCACTGTTAAGTTTTCAGCTGCTCGCGTGACAGCTGTGTAGAGCCACTTCGCTCGCTCGTCTTTTTTCCAAGACAAGTGACCGTCGTCGAGAATGAGAACGTTATTCCACTGCGAACCCTGAGACTTATGCACGGTTATGCAGTAGCCGTAGTCGAACTCAGAGTACTCAGCTTTTTGGCGATAGGGTATGCCTTCCGCTGCCTCACGGTCAGTAAAGCAAACAGGAAGAATATCCACTTCCTTCCGCTTTCCGATCTCAGTGTCGAGATCAAGCAACAAGACATCTTCGTTCGCGTGCCGAACTTGTTCTACCGTCGCGCTAAGACCATTGAAAAGTCCAAGCTTGCGTTGATTTTTAAGACAGATTAACTTGTCGCCCACAACAGGATAGGCGTCAGTGTAACCTAACAAATCTCGAACTCGGTCGTTGGTAGCCAAGCGAACCTTGTTAGTTCCAGTGAGAATTTGATCTGCAAGCAAGAGCTCTTGCGTATAGTCAAAGTCTTTGGAGAGAGGATAGATCTTCGCGCCGGGCTCGATGCAGCGACCAAGACTCTTGCCATTGCGAATCTCAGTTGCAATGCGGATGATAGGACTGTCGAGAGCCTGGCGATGCACTTCAGTCAGCATGGCATCAGGCTTGCGATTGGTGAAGTAGCCATTGCCCTTTGGTGGTGGGAGCTGGCCAGGATCACCTAACACGAGAATCGGAACCTTGAACTTCAACAAGTCCTCGCCCATCTCCTCGTTGATAAACGAGCACTCATCGAGGACTAGAAGTCTGGCGCCAATAATAGGAGACTCGAGGAGATTGAGCTCAAACTTCGGCTCAACCTTGCCACTTTCGCTTCCATCTTCCAACAGTCGGTAAGCAATTGAGTGCACTGTGGATGCTTGCTTACCGGAGATTTGCTGCATTCTAAGTGCAGCCTTTCCAGTATAAGCAGCTCGAATGACACGTCCAGAGACTGTATCAGTGAAAGCAGATTCGATAGTTGTTTTTCCAGTTCCGGCGTAACCTCCGAGATAGAAGAACGGTTTGCTTGTGTCATGTTTCCAATCCTTATACCATTTAGCTATGGCGGCTAGGGCAGCTTCTTGCCCGAATGATAGTTTCAATTTCCTGTCTCCTGTTGCTGGTCAATGTTAGCTCTTCGAATGATTCTGTTACCCGGTGATTCACCTATTATCATTTCAATAACTCGAATCCAACCAGTGTGTCCGTCGCGATTCCAGCCAGGTAACCAGATCTCATCATGTTCTTGTATTTTATCTTCGTCAGTCAACAATCTAAACTTTGGCATTTCAAGCCCACCTCCGGACTCTGAATTGAAATACGGCTAACTCTCTTTCTTCAGGTTTCCACCCTTGAACTTCACCATGTCCTTCCAAGCAGGCACGTTCAAGTAAATTGATGCAAGAAATCCTAACCCTTTGAGAAAGTCAGGATAAATCAAACTGTGACCAATCATAGTATCTAAAATTGCCCCACGCACGTAGATGTTCTGATGAGTCATGAGAAAATGACAGTCGAAGATGAGGTTCTGCCCGACCTTTGGTATCGCCTCCTCCTCAAAGAGTCCCGCAAGCTCTTGCCATATGGATAGTTCCTCGTATGGAGTCCACAAGTGTTCGTCACACAACAGAATGCTATACGCAAGATGTCGTGAGGCTGAAAATGAGATACAACTGACCTCATAGTTTGAGACTTCAATATCGAAAGCAAAGATACCTGACTGGCGCAGGTCTCGCACCATATCCTGAACTTCTCGTATTGTTGAAGGGAAGACGGTGGTAGCCAGAGTAGGTTCTTCGACTCCTCCTTCTGCTTTGAGAAGTCGAACAGCTTTCCTGAAATCGTGGGCGATATAGTACTTGTTGATATAGTTTCCACCATAGAGGCAACTAGCCGGGTGGAGGGTAGGTAAGCAAGGTCGAGATCCGAACTCTGGGAGAGAGGTAGTAAGATATCCTCGGCTAGCTGTGATAGATTGAACACCTGCAACTGCCATCGCTGCGGGTCCACCAAGAGGAACCAGAAGATCGGCTCCGATGTTTGAGATCTCAGCAGCGAGATTTTCTTGCCAATCTTTGCCAAGTCTCGTGAGGCCAGTTTTCCCGACATAACGCTCAATGTCCTTGCCGATAGGCTCTTTGATGAAGTTAGTGATATAGCTCATGCCACGGATGATGTTAGCATCGTGAAGGCAGTGATCTAACACACGACCTGCGTCACCTACGAAGGGACGACCTTGCTTGAGTTCCTCACGAGCGGGAGCTTCACCAATGAAAGCTATTCGAGCGCTGGGAGGACCTTCAGGACCAACCTGATGTTGGACTGACTTTTCATTGTCAGTGTTTGTGAAGGCTATGAATCCCATTAGTCACGCCCTCCGTAACCAGGATCAACGAAATCATCTTCAATGTGTGCATGGTGTCTGTCACGCCAAGTCAGCTCAGCAGCCATAGCATCAGCGAGATTGGCTTTGGTTGTCCACTCAATCACCCAACGAAGATAACTACTCGGGATTTCCTCGATAGCTTTTCCCTGATGCTTGCCAAAGGTGAGCTTGTAAGTCCCATCAAGAGGCAAGCTAGTATCAGCGAAGTTGATCTTGCTCATTTGACTACCTCTTGTCCAGCTTTTTCATCCTCTTCGACTGCTACAAGGAAACTCTTTTTATACTCTCCACTGAGGTCCCATCCGAGACAGCGCATATGTTGGCGATAAGCTGCTCGAATAGTTGTTCCGCTTCCAAGAAAGGGACTGATAACGGTAGAGTTAGGGTAGCCCCAAGTACTGAGAATATCTTCCATGAGTGCGAGTGGGCGCTGAGTTGGATGGTACTTAGCACTAGCGGAGACGGGAGCGTAGGCAAAGACATTTGATCTGCCCTTGTTTCGTACCACTGCTCCACCTTTTCGCGCAACGAAAAATGGCTCGTAGCAACGAGCGAGGTAGTAGTTAGGAGCGTTAGTCTGACCGTTTCCTTTGACCCAGATACAGGGAATAGGATCAACGTTCCAACCAGCCCTGACGAGAGCGAGTTTAACGTCCGTAAACCAGCTAGGCCCGAACCAGAAAATGAGCCACGCATCGTCCTCTGCACAAGCATAACATAGCGCAGCGACTCGATTAAGAAAGGTAGTATAGTCTTTTCGTTCAACTTCGTTGTACTCCACTAAATCGGGGTCATCAGAATCTTTTCGTCCTTTGACGTTAACCAGATCAATAGCGTAGGGCGGATCGACTTCAATGAGACGAACTCCGGCGCCCATACCTTCTGTTCGAAGAATCGACCAAGCTTCGAGACCCTCCAAGGCGTCTCCGACGTTGTAGTTAGCATCAGCCAGTTGCACCAAGGGAAGACCACCAGCCTTGATTGAGACTTGCTGAGCTTCGATAGCACGCTTGACCGTAACCTTTTCTTGCATCTGCTTAAGCTTCTTCCGAGCCTCGTTCTCATCCTTCGCTTCTTTGAGCTGTGGAATAAGCTCAACCGCTCGTGCAAGGTCCAGCTGTCGATTGAGATGGGTATGACTGATACCGAAAAGCTTAGCACACTTACGCTGTGACCATTTCCAAGGCGTATCTTTGTACTTATTCGCCCAGAGCTTTTCCACCTGACCGACAAGGGCGATTTTTTCATGCCACTCCATCTCCTTGCGGAAGATATTTTCGAACAGTTCTACTTCCCGTAGATCCAGATCATCGTCACCAATGTCGCGAATGAGAGCAGGGACGAGCACCAGTCCTGCAGATTGTGAGCCTGATACTCTGCGTCCCCCGGCCATGAGCTCGTAGTCATAATCAGGATGTTCGTAAGGACGAACAGTGATAGGAGTAAGCACGCCTTTTTCTTTGATGCTCTCAACGAAGTCCTCCATTTCGCCATAGTCCTTGCGAAACCGATCTCCGATGTAGATTTTCTTCAGCTCGATATACTGCAGACGATTGACTGCTTCATCATTGACTTGCGCGTTTTCAGTGAACACGATTTATTTCCTCTGGGTAGATGACTGTGATGGTACCTTCCATCTGGACGTACATAGTTATTTCGGTAGGCTGTCTAACAAAGCTGTGTACACCAGGCAAGTCGTTATTAGTCCGATAATGAACCAGACTTTCGATAAGCGGCCTTCGTGTACAAGAACTATCAATTGCGTGACGACCAAGATACCGACCACTTTGATGACAATAGAGAACAAACTCACTGTCCGGCACCCATAACTTTGGCAAGTAACGCCTCCCTCTGCTCGTCAGTCATGCCTTTCAGCATAGCCATTACAGCAGCTTTGTTAGTGGTTTTGGTTTCCTTGGTTGCTTTTGCAGGTTTTGCAGCTGCTCGTGCGGCTTTCTTAGCCTCGACTTTTTCAGCTGCTGCTTCCGCCATAGTCGCCTTCACGACAAAGCGATTGTAGCGGACTCGGTTGATGAGTTCCAACTGCTCGTCTTCGGACATAGCAGTGAAAGGTTTGATCAGATGTTCGAGCCGCAAACTCATGGCACATTATGTTCCAATACTGGGTTTGATGACGACTAGCTCGGCCTCGTTGTCGAGGAGCTTGATAACAAACACTCGACCGTACTTGGAGTTCGCTTCGATGTAAAGGTCGAGTAACTTTCTCACAACGTCACTCTTGCTGCCGGTAGGAATGATTTCGTTCAGCTTCTTGTTAATGGAATCAGGGATCTCACAGTTGAGACGAGTTAAAGTTTCAGTTACCATAACAGGTTCCTTTAAGAGCGGGGGCCAGACTTGGATAAAAGACTTGCCGCTGAGCGAATCAAATGCTCTAAGCAAGCGCTGGCCCCCACAAACTGTTAGTCCTTGAACTTCGGCAAGCGCAAGGCGTTCTTGTCGTCGTACTTCCCGGACTCGTCAACCTCAACGCCCAAGGTGCAAGTGAATCGTGCACCAATCAGATCATCGGGATTGAAGCCTGTCTCGTCGAAGGGAACTCCGGCAGCCTTGAGCAGACGCTTGATCTGGCCCTGCGTGTTGGAGACTTTCTCCTTGCTATCAAGCGGGGTCGGCAGGAACACATTGTGATAGACGTTGGCGTAGGGCGTCTCGGTGCCTTCGATCTCGAGCACGACCTGGAGATACTGAGCTTCGCAGGTCTCAGTCTCATCCTCGTTTTTGGCTTCGTACTCGCGAGGCTTGACGCTGGACACAACCAGGTCATAGGAACCTTCGGGAGCACATTCTTTTTCCTTGACGTCAGAGCCAAGATTCAGATCAATAAAGCCCATTTAGCTTCTCCTACTTGTTGCTTGCTGCGATTGCAGCGGTTGAAAGCCTGGGGCGATTACCCCGAGCTTGGTACTTGCTGAGGAGGCCACCAAGCCCCTGCCCAACAGGATCTTTTTTCCAGTCGATAGACACATCAGCCTTGAACGGTACGTCACGCATGGTAGTGCGAACGAGAGGCCAAGTTCGGTCAGGAGCAGTCTGCACAACGTGCGAGACTTTGCCTTGGCTGTCGCCCTCGGTGATGATAGGGAGAATATGCCCGAACATCAGAGGGAGCTTGGTTCTAAGTTGTCCGAAAACTGAGAGCTGATAGAACGTGCGCTTGGAAAGTTCATCTTCCATGAGCTGGGCGTGCGCACAAACATAGATTTGCTTCTGTAGAGACGTGGCTCTTCGGAATACATTTCTAATGGCATTGATAGCCGGAGCGTAATCGTCCTGATTAGGCCACTGACCTGGCCGTCCGTTAATACGCAGAACCTCGTCCATAACAAGATCTTGGAATAACGTGAGTGAATCAAACGCGATGTTATCGAATTGATCGAAGTAACCGTTATCGCAGCAGTCTTCGAAATGTTTCTCCCAAGATTTGTAGATATCAGCTGCGCGGAGAGCTGCAAGTTTGTCACGCTTGTTCTTTGCAGCCTCCTTGTCAGACGCAGACTCAGCTTCGTTTGCTTTCTTTGAAAGAGAGTAAACTCCCATATCGAGGACGTCAGGGAGAAACTGCTCGTACTCGATGTCGTAACCCTGGATTGTATCCAGCGCATGAGGGTCGAAGAGATACGCAAAGGTCTTACCCTCCAATGTTAGCATTTGGCATGTCTTACCAGCGCCACCGTTACCGATGACGAGGATGTTTCGGTTTAGGACACTTGCGTCTTTTGCGTTAGCCATAGATCAAATCCTTCGTTGCTTGACACCACATGCGAAGATTTCCTTCTGCCCAGCCAACGGTGTCTTGTTGAAAATCTTCCGTGTTACCATACTTCGCCCAAAGGAGCGTATTCGTCCAGAACTTCAGAGCATGGTTACACGTTGCTAACAGCTCCATCCTCAGCCTTGTCGTGGCCTGGAACTTTTGAAATCTCGAGGAGCTCAAAGGGGTTCCAGAACTCTTCGATAAATCCTTCTGGGAGGGTGACATGTTCGGGATTCTCCACATAACGGCACAAGTCGAAGTAGCCGCAGGTTGAGTTGTACTTGCCTTGGCAAGATTCAGTGTTCTTGGGGAAGCTGGGCATTATCTTCGCAGGAACGCCAGTGCTTTCCACTTCATCACGATAAGCCTTGAGACGCGTCTTGTCAAACTCCACGCGAGCCACCCAGTCACGTGCATCAAAGAGCCAAGCATCAAGCTGTGTATGAGCGCGCTCGACTGGAATGAACTTGAAAACGTCATGAGTGTTCTTGTGTACGAGAGCGGCATCGACGTAGACAGCTTTTACATCGGAACCATAGTGCATGAACGTCGCGTTAAGATAGCCGTCGACTTGAGCGTTAAGCGACCACTGTTCGACGTAGTCATACTTAAGTTGATGGTTGGGGGCTCTACCCACATACATAGAAGTGGTCTTGTGTTCGATGGGATATATACGACCGTTATTCCGAACAACTTTGTCAATTCGTCCGATGTAGTAGTCATAGTTCTCATCACCGGGATAGAGCGGAGTTGCGAACGGTTGCTCGATTGAGATAATCTCGTCGCAGCCCATGATGAACTCTTTGCGCTTGGCGAGATAGGCCACGAGCATTTCTGCTGCGACCATAGGAGTGCGAGGCTCCCACTTTTCGATTTCCTCAATTCCCATCTTGTTGGCAGGAGGCATACCTTCCTTCTCCCAAGTCTCGCAGAACTTGTGGTAGGCCAGACCTATGACTTGCTCGTCAGGACGCTTGCCAGCAAGCCCCCAGATAACGTCCATCGCTGCGTGCCAAGAAAGGCCAAAGGCAAGAGGTGCGGAAAGGCCAGCCCTTCGCCAGCCACGAATGTGTCGGTAGTAGTATGACCTCGGGCAGACCTTGTAGGTTGACAAGCGGGTGTTGTCGTAATAACTGTTTTGTGCCATCACAGAACCTCATTGATACTCATTGGAAAGGTGAAAGAAAAGGGGCCGAAGCCCCTTCCCTTGAATGAAGCTGTTAGCCTTCCAGCTCTTTGAGCATCTCTGCGATTTCCGCCGGAGACATGCCCTTGAGTGCGGCCATAGCCTTTTCCTTCGGCGACTTGAACACGCGAGTGGTGACACCCGGCTTCCAGTCAGCGATGCGAGTCTGAACAGTTTCCGAGTCCACCGGGACCAGAGTCACGTTGTCGCCTTCGCCAGTCTCGTCGAACATGTGACGACGCAGGACGCTCTGAAGGTCAACGATAGCAGCAGCCTTGAACTTGCCGAAGACCACATCATCGCCGTAGAGCTGCACAGCTTCGGCCAGATTGTCACCGAAGTCGTACTGCACCGTGACTACATGGTCATGGTTGGAACGCTTGGCGGAAACTTCAGTCTTGTTACCCATGTTAGGTATCTCCTAGATTGGTTTTGAAATTAGGGTCGATCTTTCGATTCAACCCAGCAATTATGGCACACATTGCGTTAGACCTCAAGCGGTTTTTTTCGGTCTAATGCGTTAGCGGTTGGAGAGCTGATTGTTTACCTCCTCACCTACGATTTCTCCGATTAGCTCGCTAAAGAGATTCTTAAAGCAATCTTTAGCTTGCTGTTCCTCTGAGAATCCATCCACCAAAGACAGACGCCGAGCTGCATCAGGACACACGCAGATTTCAAGAGTCATTCTTCGACGATTCTGCATGACTATGTTCCAAGACACCACAGCCCAACCTTCTGGAACGGCTTGTCCGTAGATAGAAGCTTCAAACCAGTCCGACTCAAGACCAGTTATCGCACAACGAACTTTCTTCATCATTTCATATTCCTATTGTTTGGTGAGCAGTAGACTGCCACGAGCACGAGAGCTGCACCCGTTAGCATAACTACCACAATCGGTGGAAGATCCGTCACGGGAAGATCACTGCCACGTGATCAGGAATGATGCAGGTTATCACCCCTTCATTCAAGTCCTGACCTTCTACGTCCTCTGCGAAATCTTCGTAGAGTTCTCCATTCTGCACGCCATTGACTAGATCTTCAATCGTGATCTGCTCCACATCAGGAACATCCACGTAGGAATATTGAACATCGTTGCCGTCGTGGAAAATCACAGTAAACAGTGCCATATTAGGCCTCCTTGATTTGAGAGTAAAGTTTGTTGATGAGATCTTTCGTTGCTTTCGCTTTCCAATGCTCCTCATCAATGAGCTTCAGAACTATCCGATGTGCAGTAATCATAGCATCATTCTTACCCACCACAGCAGCAGCGAGTTCGGATAAGTCTGCGCTGTTCTGCGATAAGATTACAGCTAACTCCTCCACGGTTAGCATTTCTTGGTTGTCAAGGTCCAGCTTAAACACACCAGGATCAGGCAGAGTTGCAGGATCTGGTGCCCAAATATCAGGATCCAGTTCAATCGAAGGCTGAGTGACTTTTCTCACACCAGCTTCAATGGCCTCACGAAGAGCAGCTCGCGGGTCTCTCGCTCCTTGCAGGAGCTCGACTAGCGAAGTTTGAGATTCCGATTGTTGCTCTTGATTTCGTTGAAATGCTTGGAACTCCTCCTCCAAAGCTTCAGGATACATGGTAGCAGGAGGTTGGTAGATAGTTCGTGGGACAGGAACCTCGAAAGAGGGCACGTTGATTCGACGAACTTCGGCTTCGGAGAGATACGATGTGAGAATGTCAGAGATTTGGTAGAGCTCGTGTTGGGGCAAGCTTCCGCTATCACGAAGAGATTTCATGAGTGATGCGATAGATGAGATAACACGAGAGCTGACCGGACCAGTTTTGTTTCCGGTGAGAGTTTCGTAAAGTTCGAGACATGAGAGTAGAGTCTCATCGTCGATTCGAGCGTGTAAGACGCGACTAGCCATCGAGAGATACCTGCAAGAGATCTGCAATGCTTTCATATTCGCTGATAGTTACACCTTTGCAGATAACATTGTAGTTAACAGGCAAAGCGCCAAGTAATCGTTGGATTCGATTATCCACATTGTTGTATAAGTGATCCATGGTATTGGACTCGGTGAGGCGGATTTCATAGTCGAAATCATCTACCTCGCTCCGATTTTTTAAGATCGTTAATTTGATTACTACTGTGTAAGATTTCATTTGTTTCTCCTGTTGGAACATTTTGTTCCATAAGTGTACGTGGTTTGATGTGAGATTGCAAGGAGTCTAATCATAACTTACTTTTGCGATAGTTCCTGTTTTGTCGAAGTTTCCTTCGTGCTTCTTGCTGTTGTTCCTTCGAGTCCCATTGGTTAGGGACATATACGTCAATGCCTGGTCTCAAGCCGTAGGCAATCAGAAGGTCCTCAGCACCGAATAAGGGCTCTCTGATTGTTGGGATCTTTCCCTGCTTAAGCGCGGCTTCCAAGAGCAGAAGCCGCTTCGTGTTGGTTAGATTCATGCTAGCTGGTAGTACCTACGAAACCGAGGTCACCACTGAAGTGGAATATGAGCATCCCGTCGCGAACCGAATGCGCGCCGCAATAGATTCAATTACATCGCCTTCCATCACTCCACCTCCAGCATCGCCAGCACCTTGCCGCGCTGGCAATCACAACCCCAAGGACTAAAAACATGCGCGTGGTGACTTGGAATGTCTGCGCGGTGGTCGTTCGCCCACGGCGGTTTGTCGCAAATTTTGCAGCGCTCATGCGCGCGGCAACTCTGCTCATGCCCCATCTCCCGCAGCACGGCCCGGCAGTCGGCGAGCTGACGCTGTAGCGCTTCAATCTCGGCAGCGGCATCTTCGTCAATAGCCTGCGATGCGTGCTT